ATACATCAAATACTTTATTAAGATATTCATTCGCTCCATTACATTCCCACTCTCCCTTCTCTCCTATCTCGCACTTATAATGTAGTTCTCTTTTAAGTTGCATGAGTCTATTCGTCATTGCAACCTTATCTAATCTTCCGTTCATTATTCTTCTTTGATACAATACTCTGCAGCATGCGGGTTATCGAAACCTTTCAGATCTTCCCTTGCTTGTTTTATAGCGTTATATGCATCCTCTGCGTACTCACATATTTCATAATGATGATTCTGGTTATCATGATAACCTACTGTGTAATGTGACATTTTAGCACCACAATTCTACTATACTAGCTATAATAGCATAGCATTTCAGTGTGTAGTTGTGTATCAATTATTGCTTTTTGCTGATATTAGTAGGTTGCTTACAACAATTCTCATCATGATCTTTTTGTAGATCAGCTATAGCGTTCTTAATTGTAGTGATACGCTTTTTTGTTTGTTTTTGGGAGTTTTCCACTTCTGATTTTTGTTCCTGATGTCTCGCCTTCGCCCTTCGGATTTTTACCTGGATTGGATTTCCCTAGATTTGCAGATGGTTTTGGTTTTTTACTTTGTGTATCGTGTAGTCTTGCAGGTTTGTCTTTGTCTTTTGTAATGACTGACTCTTGACCATGCTTGCGTCCTAGACGACGCATCACTTTTCCAAATCTACGTTTTGACATTCCTTTGCCAGGACTTGTTTGGTATGTAACCTCACGACCTGTGCCTTCTTTGCCATCGTCGGATTTGTATTTATACTCTCCTACACCCTTCTTGTAACCAATACCTTTTTTCTTTAAATCTTTTTCGAGACTTTTACGTTTAGCTCGATTCGCTTTTTCATCAGATCCCCTATCAGCACTTATATTACCAGTCTGTTTTGTCTTAGACTTGGTTAACATACGTGTTGTAGGATTGCCTTCTACTAATTTGATGAAATCCTGATAATACATAACTTTTAAATTTTCTTTTTGTGCCAACTTATTTGCAGTTGCATACATGACACTCTTAGCGTCATCCCCATATAGGCGATTGAAACTCTTCTTCTTGCGTTTCATCGCCATTACAATTTTCTCTGCCTTTTGATTTACGGCTGGCATTATCCACCAACTACTTGTATTTCTTCAAGTGCTATTGCATTACCTGTCACTGCTACTTTAGTAGCACGCTTTACGACTGCTTGAGGTCCTGATGCGTATGTGTAATCAGCTGATGCACTTGATGAGTCTATGTCAGTACTAACGAAATTACCTACAACTGCAGTTATCTTTTTACCTGCAGTTCCTGCAGAAAGAAAATTACTATCAATAGCAGGTGAAGTACTATCATCTTCTACAGCAATAAAATCTCCCACTGAAAATGGATGACTTGATGATGTTTCATGTAGGTGTCTACCTAATGTATAATCTGCTGTTGAATCACTAACACCTTTTACAATCTTTGCATGACCTGGCTTACCACCTTTAAGTAGTAGTGCTTGATCTTGAATCAAAGTAATTGCAGGTCCGTCATTAAATGCTACAGTAGCATCTCCTGCGGTTGCTATAACACGATAAAACCCAGTCTTTACGACTTGGTATTCTGTGGCACCTGCTGCGATTGCGTTTGTGCTTAGTACGTTAAGAACTGTCATTTCTTGTCGGTTGTCTTGTCTTCTGTATCTTTATTTATATTTTTTAGCATCTTCTGTAGATCAGTCGTGCTTCCTACAAAGAGTGCATTGGTAGTATTGTTAGTCACTTTCTTATCTTCTGCATCTAACTCTTTCATCTTTCGTTGTAAATCTATAAGTTTCTCAGTAGTATCTGCAACGTTTTTAATCATCAAAGCAGCAACTTCATATGCTCTAGGATGATCACTACTCTGTGCAACCTCTAGAATACCATCTACTGCTTCTTGTCCTTTGGATACTAGATTGTGCATCTGTGCACGTGCAGTCTCGTAGTCATGTCTTACATCATCCTCTTGACTTTTTTTAAGAAGAGGTTTAACTTTATCGACATGCTTCTTTAAATCACCTTTCGGTTCTTCTCCAAATGCTTTGTCTAGTCCAGAAAATTCCATTAGATTGCCTCATCCTGTCCACTTACAGGATTGTATTTCTTCATGTCAGTATACTCAGAATATATTTCACCGAATCCAAAGTCATCATCAGATTCTAGTAGAGCATTATCAGCAGCATTAACTATGAATACATTTGATCCTACACTATGAACCGTAGGAGTTGACTTCTCATATCCTCTGATAACACTTAAATTATTACCAACCTTGTTGGTGACTCTCATAAGTTCAGCACCAATGTATATGTTATCATATTGATTAATACCAGAAGCATTTGCTACTGCAAATCCAGTAGCAGTCTTACTAATAGTAGCAGAAAGAGTTGTTGCTACTGTGCCATCTCTGTCAATAGTAGATTCTGGTTGTACAGTATATCTTCTTGCTCTTGGTGCAGTGTTTACATCTGTATTTGCATAGTAATCCACTTGAGTTTTTCTGACAACTTTTGCATCTGTGACAGGACCGTAAAGATATGTCTTAGCAGTAAATTGTAGTGTGTATATAATTGCTCTACGAGTTGCAAAGTCTCCTTCATAGTCATCTTCATAATCTATACTTTGTAAAACTATAGGTACATCTTTTGTTTCTCCTATTGTTGTCAATAGTTTTACAGATAGATTATAATGAGGTTGAAATATAGGTAATATCTGTTCTATAATTTGTAAACCATCATCTTGATTTTTCGATATAATTGCTAGTTCAAATCCTATATTATAAGGAACAGGCATGTAAGCATTTTTATTTTCGTCTGCGTCTTTCTTAAATTTAATTTTTTGTGTAGGTGATACTTTTCTTGAAGAATCGTATTCAATACCACCTATCTCAAATGATAATCTTGGCAGAGTTATCTGTACTCTTTTGTTTGTAGGATCAGGGTTCTGATCTAAACGTGCTAAAAATTTCTGTTTAGGACCATAAGCAAGAGGTACTTTCATGACCTCATCATTCCTTCGGATCTCTATATTATTAAACAGAGTTCCAAAAGATACAATTGTCTTACGAAAAATTTCGTTGTATGAATAAGTTCCTAGCATTAGATTGTGTTGTCAGTAATAGATCCAACTGAACCAAATGGATTTGCTTCAGTAAAGTCAATGATCTGGTTATCAAGTGTTTCAAAGTCATTGTTTTGATCGTACTCAAGATTTTGATTATCGATCGTATTATATGTAGCAGTTGTCCAAGATGCACTAGATGTTCCACCAGTGACAGTCTCAGGAACTGTAAATGTACCAGAACGATTAATAACGATCAATGTTCTAGTAGAAGCGTCAAAAGACTTAACTTCAGCAGTGACATTAGATGTACCACCAGTAATAGTTTCACCTACTGTAAAGGTGCCAGTACCACCTGCTACAAGACCAACTGTAATCGCATTTGCAAATGCAGTCTCGATTGCATCGAGTTCTGTGATACCTGTGTTGATCTCCTCGTCGCTGTACTCGAATAGTTCACATTGACATTCCCAAACATAATTTCTACCTAACTGATAGAATGGTCTTTCTACTTCTACAAATTTGATTTCAAATAAATGTTTGGTTATTGGGAACCAAATTAAGTCCCCTTCGTTTGGTCTCCCTTCGACGTTAAGCGTGACACTGTCGTCCACATGCTCTTTAAATTTCTCACGGGAGAATATAAAAGTTGTCTTGTCTTCAATACGGATTCCAAATTTACTAAGTAGCTCACCTTGTCCTTCCCATCCTTCAACATTATTGACATATGCTCTAATTGCTTTCGCACTTTCAAATTTTCCATCCGAGTCTTCTTCAAAGACTGAATCTTTGTTGACAATCGTTCTCGGAACATAGTAAATGTCTTGCCCATAAATCTCGATGCTTTCTACTACTAGATTTTCAATAAATTTTTGTTCTTGTGAGGATGCGTTCGCTTTTAAACGTCCTGCATTAGAATAATCTGACTGAACGTAATCCTGAGCTGGTGAGTTCTGAATTGCCATATTATCCTATTAGATCTAGTGGTGGTATTTCATAGCGATCACGAATATCTTTTTCAAGATCTTCCTTGAATTTACTTGCGTCTTCAAGGATTTGACGACCGTTAAGAGTCACCCCACCTAACATTTGAATACCATCATACTTGCTAAGGTTCCTACCCCACTGCTGTTGGAATAGTGCCTCAACATAATCCTTTAACCAGTTGTCATTGAACATGTCAGTAAAGGTTGTAGGATCTTGACGCATAGTCATGTCTACCATTATATAGTCCCCGACTGTAAGATCATCCCAGTCGAAGTCTAAGTAAAGTCTGTTTGAATGCTCATTCCATTTAACTCTTCTATTTGCTTGAGAGTTAGTCACGAAGTCAAGAGTCTCTAAGTATTGAGATGTTAGGAAGTAATGTAATATCTGTCCATGTGTCATGGAGTAGATATCATTTAAGAATATTTGATATTTAATATTGAAAATATTACCAGGTACTATACTTGATGCACCTATGTTTGTATATACATGATTGATACCTAAAGTACCAGGTGGTGTAGAAACATAATTATCTTGTCCATACCAAGGAGTTGATCCTTCTTGAGTGAATCCTTTTGCCTGAGTCTTGATAGCTTCAGTCACCTCTATTCTCATAAAGGTTTGAAAACTACCATTGTAATGGTATTCTTGATAGTAATCTATTGCTTCTTCTACCAAATCATCCAGTTGCTCAGTGGCAACGTTAATATCTATCGTAGGAAATCCTAATCTACGAAGAGCATAGTCTTTTAATTCTGTTTTACTTGCAGGTCTTGTAGCAGACATAGTTTATTAACCGAATGAACTGATAGTTAAGTTAGTTACATCATTAGCACCAACTGTTTCTCCTTTCTTGAAGAATCCAGATACATTATCAACTGTGACTGATGAGGAATCCATGGCTGTAATAACTCCCGAACTGTTGGAAGTTGTTCCAGTCAGTGTTGCTCCAATCTCCATAGTTGTGATGTCGGATAGACTGAAGGTAGCATTAGTGAATACAGTTGCAACGTTAACAGTTGCGTTAGTAAAGATTGTAGCAATGTCAATTGTAGCTCCATTTCCGTGAATCTCTGATACTGGGATTGTACATCCATTTCCGTGTATGGCAGATACTGGGATTGTGCATCCATTACCATGAATTGCTGTTGCATCGAATGTAAGAGCAGCACCACCGCCACCACCAAGTTGAGCATCAGCAATTGTGATTGTCTCATTAACAATGAAACCAGATCCATCATCTGTGACAGTAATGGAATCAACAGTACCACCGACTCCAATCACAACGGTGAATGTTGCATTAGCACCTGATGCCTGAGTAATATAATCAGATGTTCCTATGGTATAAGTGCCAGGTGTTCTTGATGAATCAGTTGCACCAAAGTTTCCTACAGTTTTAATACCAGATGCATTAGCGTTAACAATAGTTATAACTTCGGATGCTGCATATCCAGATCCATCGTCATTAATTGTAACTCCTGTCACAACTCCATTATCTACAGTTAAGTCTACAGTTAATGAAGTACCAGATCCAGATGATGTGGTAGCAATTGCAGATCCTGCTGCATATCCTGTTCCTCCTGTGGCAATAGTTCCTAGAGTTTTAACTCCACCTGAGTTAGCATTTACGATTGTAATAGTATCTGAAGCAGTATATCCAGATCCATCATTATTAATTGCTACTGCTGTAATCGCACCAGAGGCATCTACAGATGATATATCAACAGTAAAGTTTGAACCAGATCCATCATTGGTTGTTGCGATTGCAGTTCCAGTTGCGTATCCTGTTCCTGCAGTAGCGATAGATCCAAGTGTCTTAACACCAGATGCATTAGCATTTACGATTGTAATAGTATCATCAACTGCGTATCCAGATCCTGCACCATTTATTGCTACACCTGTGACAACTCCGTTTGAAGTTGTTAAGTCAAGTGTTAAACCAGATCCAGAACCAACAGTTGTTGTAGCAATAGCAGTTCCGTTTGCATATCCTGTACCACCTACAAGTGTGTCAACTGTTGCTGCACCACCTGCGTTAGGGTTCGTAATTGTGATTGTATCACCTGCAACATATCCTGTTCCTGCAGCATTAATAGCAACGTTTGTTATTGCTCCGTTTCCATCGACTGTAGTATTAACTGTTAGGGCATCATCACCAGATCCAGAGTTTGTTGTAGCAACACCAGTTCCTGCTGAAAATCCACCAACACCACCAGATAATGTACCCAAGTTAAGAGTATCAACACCACCAAGATTGGAGTTAGGAATTGTTATTGTTTCTCCTATCACATAATCAGTTCCTGCTTGATTCAATGCAATTGCTGTAATAGCACCATCAGCATTTACTGTAGTATCAACTGTCAATCCAGTTCCTAATGCAGATGCTGTTGTGGCAACGTTAGTGCCAGCTGTGTATCCACCAACACCATTTGATGATATTGATCCAAGAGTGACAACTGAACCAGGTGTAGGATCACCAGATAGATTTAATTTTAATGTAGTAGAAGTTGCAAGATTATTCAACATCGCTTTTAGTTGCTCAAACGCATGATCAAGTTTTGTTTGTACTCTTGCTTCTGTATGATATAGATTAGTTCCTTCTGAAAGGTCTGTAGTAGACTTCTGACTTAGATCTAAGTTTGCACCAGTCGCAGCAGCAACTCTTGCATCTGCTCTAGTATCTGTAAAGAATACGTTTGTAGATCCTTCAGTTATATTATCAGTATTGATATCTGACTGAGTTACAGCAAGTCCACCTGCACCATCATGTTCAATACCTGTGCCATATGTAAAGTGTCCTCTGGTTCTTGCAGCAGTAGTGTATAGATTTGATGTTCCTTCAGATAAAGCATCAGTATTATGATTATTAAGATTCGCTGCTTGAGTTGCAGTTCCAGTTAAGGTTCCTGTAATAGCAGTAATGGTAGCAGCATCACCGTAAATATGTGCGTACTTATTAGTGCTAGAACCTAAATTGTATGTTGAATCTGCATCAGGAACTATATTTTTGGATTGAGTTGTAGCTGCTATAAGATTACCTGTAACATTACCAGTTAAATTACCTGTAATAGCATCAATATTTCCTGCATCAGCATGAATGTTCGACCATTGGTTAGTGGTAGAACCTAAATTGTATGTTGAATCTAAAGAAGGAACTATATTTTTAGATTCAGTGTTAGTTGCATTAAGATTACCAGTAAGATTTCCTGTTACATTACCAGTTAATGTTCCTCCCGATGCTAGAGTAACAGCATCAGCATGAATATTTGCCCATCTTAAGGTAGTAGAACCTAAACTATATGTTGAATTTATAGAAGGATCTATATCCTTAGCTTCAGTTGTAGCTGCGTTTAAATTACCAGTAAGATTTCCTGTTACATTACCAGTTAAGGATCCTCCTGATTCTAGGGTGATACCATCAGCATGGATATTTGCCCATCTATTTGAAGTTGATCCTAAATTGTATGTTGAATCTAGAGAAGGAATTATAGTTTTAGATTCAGTGTTAGCTGCTAAAAGATTACCTGTTACATTACCAGTTAAATTACCTGTAATAGCATCAATATTTGCTAAATCAGCATGGATATTTGCCCATTGGTTAGTGGCAGAACCTAAATTGTATGTTGAATCTGCATCAGGAACTATATTTTTGGATTGAGTATTAGCTGCTAAAAGATTACCAGTAAGATTTCCTATTACATTACCTGTGACAGTATCAATATTTCCTGCATCAGCATGAATATTTGCCCATTGGTTAGTGGTAGAACCTAAACTATATGTTGAATTTAGAGAAGGAACTATAGTTTTAGACTCAGTAGTACTTGCTATAAGATTACCTGTGACATTACCGATCAAATTACCTGTGACAGTATCAATATTTGCAGTATCGGCATGGATTCCTGACCATTGTAATGAAGAAGTACCTAAAGTATAGGTTGAATCTGTATCAGGGACTATAGCCTTAGCTTCAGTTGTAGATTTTGTAAGATTAGCTGAGACAGAAGTAGCAGTAATTACATTAGAAGCAAAATTACCAGATCCATCACGTAAGACTAAGTTGTTTGCAGCGTTTGTACTTGCAGATGCTACGTTGATTGTAGTATTACCAGATACACCATCAGCATTTGTTAGTGTAATACCAGAGTTTGCTGTGACTTGGAACGTACGATGAGAATAACTATTCGCACCATCTCTGACCATGTATCCAAAACCAACTTGTCCTGCAAGTGCACTTATGTCTGGATCATTAAATGTAACTGTAAGTGTTGGATCAGAAGCACCATTGATTGATACTGAACCATCTACTACACCATCAATAGTAAGTGTTCTTGCAGTCTTCCATGCATCAGCAGTTGATGCGTTTCCTAAGAATCCTGCAGCAGCACCAGTTCCAGTTGCAGCAGTGATTTGTCCTGCAGAGAAATTACCAGATGATCTAGTTACAACACTATTACCAGTTGTGTCTGTAGCACTTGTAGTTAATCCATCAAGGAAATCTGCGTTAAGATTATTGACTTTAGTTGAAGATGCAACTACGAATGGAGCAGTACCCTGAGGAAGTTGAGAGATGATCTGACCATCAACTGTTGCTGTACCATCAACATTTAAGTTATTATCAATATCAACAGATGTACCTGCACCAGTGACATTTAAAGAACCAATTCTTAATGCAGCATCAGTTCCTGAGAAAACTTCACTACTATTAGTAGCAGTAGTTAGGAAAGCAAATTCTTGAGATGATCTATCAAATCCAAAGAAACCAAGTTTAGCAGATCCATCAAAATATCTAAATTCAATACCCCTATCTTTACCATCGTTTGATGCAGGAGCAGTATCACCACCTAGAGTAAATACAGGATCATCTATAGTGACCGTTGTTGAGTTAACTGTAGAAGTTGTACCATTAACTGTAAGATTACCTGTGACAATTAAGTTAGACTGGGCATTAACATCTCCAGCTACAGTTAAGTCACCTTGTGATACTGTATTACCATTGTCGGTATCTATCGTAAACTTATCAACAGCACCAGCTGTTTGTACTTTGAAGAACTTATTATCTGCCTTAACAATTAATTGGTTCTCAACGATTGTTGAACCTGATATATTTGCACTACTATTAAGATCGAGAGCACCTGATAATTCAGTTCCACCATAAACCCTAAGCCCGCCACCAACTGCTAAGTTTTTACCAATACCTGCACCACCAGTAAGTCTTACAGCACCATCAGCAGCATATGTTCCTGTAAGAGTTTGTTCTGTATTGTTTGTAAATGTATTGACACCAGATGTTCCGAATGTATCGTTAATCTGAGTCGCATCACCAACTGTCAATGTACCGATTATATTGGTATTACCGTTATCAGTATCAACTTGAAACTTAGTTGTCTGGGCAGCATTTCTAACTTCAAAAACTTCATTATCACCTGCAACAAGTAGAGAATCATTGATAGATGTCTGATCTGCAACAGTTAAAGAACCAGATATATTAGTTGATCCATCAGCTGATGAAACAGTAAACTTATCAGTCGTACCTGTTCTAACTGCAAAGTCTGCATCTACATTCATTGCACTGTTAAATTCAGATGCACCTGTGACAGTTAGTTGTCCACCAATAGTTGTATTACTATCGACATTAAGTGTTGAATTTAATTCAGTATGACCATCAGCAGTCAGCGTACCTTCAATATTAGTATTACCAGTTACGTTATCGACAAAGAACTTATCAGTCGTTCCGTTTCTAACTGCGAAATCAGCATCAATATCAGTAACACCATTAATATTAACTGTACCTTGAATTACAGTATTACCATTATCTGTATCTACTGTAAACTTATCAACTGCAGATCCATTTTGAATCTTAAAGTTTTCATTTGATGCATTGATAGTGACAGAATCTTGAATAGTTGTATTACCTTCAACATTCAAAGTACCTTGAATATCTGTATTACCACTTGCACCAATAACACTAAACTTCTCAGTATCACCACTGTTTAATTTACCAACTGAGAACCTCTCTCCTGACCCTGTAGCACCAACGTACAAGGATTTCATAATACCTGCACCACCATGTGCTTTTATAGTGGAGAAGTTATGAGAAGCATATGAAGGAGATGCTTGATATGTATCACCAAAACGACCTCTGTATCTTACTCTCAACCAGTTCAATCTAGATTCAGTTTCTGTCGCACTATCCTTAACTTCAATAGGACCATTGACATGCAACGTACCATCAATCAGACCAGATCCTGCTACATAGAAACCACCATCAAGTCTAAGTGCACCATAATCATTTGATTGAATCTCCCAAGCACCAGTTCCTGAGTTCTTAGCA